ATAGTTTTGCCGGCTTATCAAAGCTGGTCCAGGCTATTTCTACCTGTGAAAAGTTCTCCCAGGGCTGGCATTTATCCCAGCAGATAACACAACGGGTCGGCGGAAGGTCAAAGTAATTTCCCCCCCCATATAATCTGATTCTTACTGATCCGGAATAATTCACGGAAATATTCAGCATCCGGTGTACTGTTATCCCATGAGCAGTCACTTTTATTTAATATTCTGTTTTTTAATTTACCGCTTCCGATGTTTAATCTATTTTTTGTGCTATAAGTTCCTCCGGAATATCCGCCTCCCATTTCCATTTTAGGCGCACCTATTCCATAAGGCGGGTCCACAATAGCCAGATCAAAAAACTTATCGGGTATAGTTTTCATGTAATCCATGCAATCTACATTGCGGGCTTCACTTATCAATTACTTACTCCTTTACATATAAAGATTTCTAAACCCTTCTTCACTTATTCCATATAACTTCACAGTTTTATCAATTAAAACATGTTTCCAATATCCTCTAATCATTTCTTTTTGTTTGTCGTGTGAATAATTTGCGGAAATTATAATACATTCAGAAGGATTATAACCGAGTTCTTTTACCTTTAACTCACCCTTATACATATTACTTGCAAAAATAATTGCTTTCTTCATTCTTCCTTACTCCTTAATCCCATGTGAACATGAATTGTTGTTGTACATAATTACGCTGCTGTGGTATAAGCAGCCTATCTATATTAATTGTGCACCAAAACTTTTCGCTCATTCTTTCACGGATCTTTTTTGGTGCAGGGCTTTTCTTCCACCATTTCAAGGCTTCTTCCAGTCTGTTAGTAAAGAAGGTCTTATAAGTCCATACCTGTCTATCCTGGCCGGCCCAGTGCCCGTCATAATCAACGCAGTACTTATACCAGTGATAAAAACTTTCTTCACCGTATTCAACCGGACGTTTTTCCTTAAAGAAGTTTGAATCAGGCATTATTTATCCTCAAACTTATCAAGACATAAAATAACAAACTCTAAGTTTTCTCTCGCGTTTCTTAAAGTTACTGCATTTTTGCCAAACCATTCTTTTGCGTGTTCTTTCTGCAATTGTTTGTCTATATCGTCATACAGCCTTTGAGCTTTTTCCAGCATCAACTGTTTCCTCTCCTTTTTCATTCTTCCTTACTCCTTTATATCGTTTAAGAATTGTGCAGTTTCTGACTGCAACAGTGTTCTTCCTTTTGTGTTAATGCAATACTGATACCACGCTCTAAGCAAGACTTTTGCCTGTGCAAGTTGTCCCAATATATGTGAATTAGCATTATCTTTAAGTGACTGTTCGTATCCGTTTTCATAAGAAACCTGCAAATCTTTTTCTCGTTTTTCTTTCAGTTCTGCGTTTTCCTTACAGATAATCTCAAATCCCTGTTGTAGTATAGGGTCTTTAAGTGCCATACTGATTTTAATTTTCATTTCGTCTTTAGTCATTCTTCTTCCTCCAAAAACACCTTATCAGTAACTATCCGCATCATAATGTCGCTGTTAGTTTTTACCTGGCGCACTTCGGCTTGTGTTTCATCAGCTTCTTTTCTGATTTCCAGCACGCTCTGGCGCACCTGCTCGTTATAGCCCCGCAATACCTTGTTATCGTGGATGCAGCCTGCAATCATAATAAGTGCAATAAACAAGAGAATAAGGTTTACCATTGTCATGACAAAATACTTTGCATTCATTTTCTATTTCGTGTACCGTTTATTAAAAACAATATTATGTTTGTTAAAGAATTGAATACCCAAAATCTGTTTTATTAAAATTGAGTTTTCAATACGCCAGTTTTTATTTTGGTTCAGTTCAGCAGGTAAATTATGAATAGATTTGATCTCCTTAAACTTACCATTGATATAATGATACAGGCCCCAGTCATCCGGCACTTCTTCTTTCTTGATAAAATCTCCATAGCATACATAAGCGTGGAAATTACCACATTTAGACACTTCCTGTTTTCTGCAGTGCTTTTTGAAGTCTGCTAGAAAATCTGATCTGCTCATTTTTATTTCAAATACAATACTGTGTCCGCTTGTGTACCAAGTAATAACATCAGGGTTTTCTTCCTGTGCTTTGACTTCATAAATAGCAAGTGCCTTACAAAACTTCTCGGCGGTTAATCTGCATAGTTCTGTATGTGTCATTTGTTCTTTCATAAAAATGTCTTATCCTCCCGGTATATAGGCGCCTGTTCTTTCTCTTTTGCAGGCTGTGTAGTCTCCATAAAACGTTCACATACAGCTGCAACTTGTACAGCTTCTTCTGCCAGGCACTTAGCAAAACCGTGTACTTGCGATAAATCGAAATAATTTATGTCGTTCTCTCTTATGCTTTTCCATAATTCTTCAAGTGAATGCTGCATATCCATATCGCATTCTGCAACTTCCTGGCATTCTTCCACCCCGTCAAACAAAGTAGCTTCCTGATCCCAGTTAGCCCCGTAACGCTGAACGATGCAGCGGAAGTCTTTAATATCATAATCTCCAATAGATACTTTTCTTTTGCCTTCTGTTTCATCTATGCAAAGTTTTAATAACTCACGCAAAAGTACAATTTCTTTTTTCTTTTTATCAAAAGAAGCAATGTTTAGCGTATAAATAATAATCATTGCATCTGCATTTATGAACGATTCGTATTTAGCCGGTATTTTTTCAATCTCAGCATAAACACGGCGTTTACTTTCATCCACCTTTACATTGTCTGATACAACGCAAACAACCTTTGCATTTAAAGCTCTAAGCATATACAAAAGCTCATCATTTTCGATAATGTCCTGAACCATCTGTTCATACATTCCACTTCTTGTAATTTCTGTCATAGTTTTAATCCTCCCTGCTTGTAATAAGCACTTTTTCTCCTATAACTTCTAAATCAGTTATGTTTTTTATTTCTAACCCGCAGGTATGTAACACCTCACTCTGTGCAAGCCCTTGATGGCATAGCTCAGTCAATTTGTCGCATAACTGCTGGACTGTTAGCTTTTTCATATACTCTCCGTCTTAGAATAAACTTCCTTGTTCATATTCGTCTTTTGGTTTTGTTTTACGATTTGCTAAAATTGTATCTACTTCTTTTTCTAACAGCTTAGATAACTGCAGAGCTTTACTTGAACGATACTTAAAATAATTTTTCTGTGCTTCGCGCATTGCTGCAACTTTGTCCGCAAACTCTGTTGGTGTCATATCTTCTCCTGTTAGAATGGAATACCTGCATCCAGGTCGTCAAAGTTTCCTGTCGGCTCTGGTCCGGCTGGCTGTTGTTGTGCATTAGGTGTATCTGTTTTTGGTGTAAATGCGCCTGGAGGAAATGAAATATTTTCAACTTCTATGTAAACAGCTGAATGATTACCTTTATCATCACTCCATCTGTTCTGTCTTATACGGCCTTCTACAGATGCGTGTCTACCTTTTAGAAGGTCTTTAATTTTGGCTTCTGCATAAAGGCCTTTGATCTGGCAATCAATAAATGAAACAATTTCCTGCCATTCACCGTTCTGGTCCTTATAGCTTCTGTTGTTTGCAATGGTAAACCTTGCATAAGCAGTTCCATTCGTCCAGTGTGATAGAGTAGCTGCCGCTGTAAGATTACCTTCTAAAACTACATGATTAATGTTTCCCATAAGTCCTCCCTTTATAAATATTCTTCTATATCAAATAATACCGGATCACTTATTTCCGGCTGATATTTTCCTAAAATAAAATCACAAATAAAATTACGTGCATAATCAGGACTTATCATTGAGCGTTCTTCGGAACACAATCCTGCTCTTGGAGCAGATTTGCATTGCCTTATTATTTTCTGCTCCTTATCGTTCTGCCTTGTATAACCATAAGTACGCTCGCAATTAAAAAACCAGTAAGCTGTCGGCTTTTTGAAATAATCGCCCCTTTCCATTCTGTTATTATCGATAATTGTTGGGCTTGGAAAATTCTGTGTTCCAATCAGATAATTCGGTTTCATTGCAGGGTTTTCAATAATCAATCGAAATCCAAGTTTTAATGCTAAATATAAAAGTTTATATAGCAGCTTATGAAATGTCGTACGCTGCTCCAGTCTTTCTATTGCATCCACAACTCTGTCGTACTCCGGTTTATGTCTGTTATTTAAACAAGTTAACTGATAGTAACACATCTGCTTTGTCTCGAAATATATACAAGGAAAAAAAGCCAGAACAAGGTCTTGACAAGGGTCGATAGAATCGAACAATGTCTTGTCTTGTCTTGTTAAGTTATCGTATGCCTTGTCAATTTCTGCAAACAAGTCAACCACATGATCTGTTTGACCGAAGTTGTCCTGGATGTCGTAATCTTCTGCGGGAATTCCAAGTTTAATAAACTCGTTTTTAAATGTTCCGGATTGTTCAAAAAAACAATGCACTTTTCCTTTTATCTCCATATCTTCCTCCCTAAAATGGATCCCATTCCTTAGCCTGTCTTGGCTGCCGCCAGCTGCCGTTTATCTTGCGTAAATGTGTTGTCGGATGCTTCACAAAGTCGCTCATAAGTGCATATCTGTGCATATCATAAATATGATCTTCAAGTCTTGAATCTACATCTTCCGGATGGTTTGGATCCGGTGTAAGTAAAGGAATAGTACGTATAAAATCAACGCATGTATCAAACACCTGAAACATAGGCACTTCTTTAGGCTGTCCGTTT